TGCGCATTCTGCCCAACATGCACACGCAGTCATGCGGGGCAAAATGTGTGACGCCACCAAAAAGCCACCCCGGACCGCCGTCCGAGGTCACCACTTTTTAGGAGTTCGGGAACATGGCCACATACTCAATCCAGCAGCGAAAGAAGGCGCAGGGGATAATGACCTGGTACCTCCGCACGTGCGCGGACGGCAAGCAGAAATTCGAGAGCCTGCACACCACGAAAAAAAGCGAGGCCGTCGCCATCCTCGAAAGGATGAAGATGAAGGCGGCGTTGCCTTCGATGCCCGGAATGAACGACAAGGACGTCGCGTCGATGGCGTCCGATTGGCTGCGCCAGGTCGAGCTCGTCACCGGGCGGGACGGCAAGACCGGGATGGCCTACGGCTCCAGGATAAAGAAATGGACGGCCTGGTGCGAAAGGAACGGAATCAGGAACCACTCGCAGTTCACGGCGCCAGCGGCGTACCGATTTGTCCAGGAGATTTCCGAAGGGCTCTCCCCCAAGACCGTGAGCGAGATTGTCAAGGTCGTGCGCAAGTGCCGCGAATGGAACACCGAGACTTTCGACCTCCGGGAGTTCAACCCGTTCAAGGCAATCAAGACGCCGAAAATCCCGAAGGGGCGCGTCGAGTTCTGGACGAGCGAGGAAATCGCCACGATCCTCAAGAACGCCCCCAGCAGCGCCTACCGCGCCTTTTGGGGGCTCATGGCATACGCGGGGCTCCGGTTCTCCGAGGCGCGGACACTGCGCAAGGAAAACGTCCACGACGGCGTCATAACCGTCCTCAACGGCAAGGGCGGCAAGAACGCGGAAATCCCCGTGTCCGCGAAACTGATGGCGCTGATAAGGCCTTACTTGAAAGGGGGCGAAGGGTTGCTCATCCCGCCGATAGAGGTCCCCATGCGCAGCGACAAGGCCGTAATCCGGCTCAAGATTGCGGTTGGAATTGCGGGAATCGAGGGCGGCGAGGTTTCCCACCACAAGCTGCGTCACTCCTTCGCAAGCGAGCTCCTTCGCAACGGGACAAACCCGCGCACCGTCCAGGAGCTCATGCGCCACAGCAGCATCGACACCCTTTTCGACCACTACGCCCACGTGCTGCGCTCCGACCTTGCGGATGCGGTGGAGAAGATTTGAAAAAAAAGACCGGGGAGCCCCGAAAGGCTCCCCCGTCCCTATCCGGGCGTACCCTTGCCCGGAATCGGTCCTTTCTACTTTTTCATTTTAAGCTCCTTTCTCGCGGCCTTGAAAACCGCCTTGTAGTCCACGGGTTCCGCCTCGGTCACGGTCACCTCCATTCGCGGGTCGGCGACGTCGACGTGGTGCGTGACCTCCGGCGACCCGATGACCATCCAATTATCGTCCTCAATCACCCCCATTTCGACGAGGACGTCCTGGATTCCCTGCGTGGCGTTGTTCGTGTCGCGCCTGACGGCGTCTCCGTGGTAGATGGCTATGGTAAGGCGGGCAGCTGCAAAAGGCCGCTGTGGGCGCCCGTACGCCAAAATGACGCGCTTCGCCTCCTTGTCCCATTCCCGGTAGCGTTTCGAAGGCAGAAGGACCGCGCCACGGCCCTTTACCTGGACGAGCTGGCGGTGGTTCTTCTTCGAGGCTACCTCGCCGCGAAACGTGTAGGAATAGCGGAGCATGCCACAAAGATACCCCTTATTCCAGGAAAGGCGAAGGTTGTACAAAATTCTTGCAAATCGGGGCCACGAAAAAAAACAATTTGTGAACCCTTGCTTTTTAGTGAACTTTGAGTTAGATTAATAGCAGCTAACGCGAAAGCGGCACCCGTTCTAGGCCTTCCTCATCTCAAGCCGACGAACGGATGCCGCCTTTTTTTGTTTCCGGTTTACCTCAACGGGGAAACGTTGCGGGCCGTCTCGGAATCTTCCGATTCCTCCTGGCTGCCGCCGGATCCGCCCAGGAGTTCCTTGATACGACAGAGCGTCTTGACGCAGTCCTTCAGCCCGTCGACAACCATGTGGTTCTCGATGCGGCCATTGGCCTGGTCAATCTCGTCGTTCAGGTCCTCGAGGTGGCGGACCAGGTGTTTCCTGGTACGTTCGAGGGCGACCTTCATGCGTTCTTCCGTCATTGTGCGACCTCCTGGCCCTGCATCTTCTTGAGAAGGGCTGCGGCGTCCTCAATCCCGAAAGTGAAACCGAAATAGCTGACCTTGGGGACGTTCTCGAAAGCCTCGGCGAGAGCCGCACGGAGCGTTTCGATGTCGACCATCCCGTCGGTCACAATCCCGGCCATCTCGGCCCACGGCTTGACCTTGTTCACGAGCTGCGCCGGGTTGTTCTTCAACGCGCCGAGAGCCGCGAAACCGAGGAAGCGGTCACCCATTTTCGGGATGGCAGCCACCTGGTCGGCCATGTAGGAAATAAAGCCTTCTACGGCCTTTTCAAGCGAGATTTGCATTGTGAGCCTCCTTTGCTACGCGGCCTGGGCCGTGGTGCTGGAGGCGGTGGGAGTCGCGGTGCTGCCGCCGGAGACGGCGGCGGGGGGAAACGGGGGCGGCAGCGGAGCCACCATCGCGGGACCCCAGCCCGGAGCCACGGCGTAGTTCGGGACCTTGCGGACAGAAATCTCGGCCATCTGCTGCTGCAGACTGAGAATGCTGTCGGACAGGATCTTGTCGCGAAGCGGGGCGGCGGTCTCGATGCTCACCACCTTCGTTTCAAGGTTCGCGACCCTTTCGGCAAGAGCGAACGTCTTGTTGTCCGAATACTGCTGTGCCTTCAAGAGCGCAATCTCGTTGTCCTTTTGGGACAGCTGGTAGACCGCGCTGGAAGCCGGGTTGTTGTTGGTGTTTCCGAAAAGGCCGCCGAGGCCGTTTCCGTTAAGGATACCGCTTGCAAGCGCGGTTCCGATTACGCCGAGCGTAAGCCCGGCGGTGCCTACGCCCTTGGAGGCGTAGTCCTCGTTATTGTAGGTAGCCATATGACTCATCTCCTTTCATTTGGCTTATGTGAATGCCGGGCGGGTTAAGTCCCGACCGACTAACCAAATTTACGGAACGAGTCCGGCTTTTCTGCCGTTTGGTTAAATTCTTATAAATTTGCTATGAAATACATCCGACGGAATCGCCCATGTAGGTCTGCAGGAATCGAAGCACCGACGCGTTGGATTCCGTGAACCTTCCGCCCTCGTCCATGTACCAGCGCTGATGCGCAAGGATGGCGTTGAAATTGTCCTTGCGGCACATCCTTTCGACGATTTCGGAGAGCTGCTCCGGCGTCGTGTCGTTGCCGACGAGCGAAAGCGGGTGCGCGTCCTTGTATGGGGAGTCCTTGAACCCGGAGCCGAGCAGTGCAGCGCCTACCGCAGCCGCCTCGAGCAGCTTGAGGTCGCTCTTGCAGCGGTTGAAATCGTTCTCCTTCAGCGGCGCCAGGTAGATGTCCGGACGGATGGCCGCCACGGCCTGCGGGAAGGCCACGGCGGGGACAAATTCGTGGAGGGCAAGAGGTACCCCTTCCAGGAAAAACGGCGCCTTGTAGCCGAAGCAGTGCAATTCTACGGCCCCTTCCGCTGCGGCCTTCCGCAGCCATGGAACCCACGGACCTTCAAAATCCCCGACGAATCCAGGCTTGAAATGGCTCGTCGACCCGGCGTAGAGAACGCGGGGTTTACGGATGTCCTCCGCGACGGCACGCCTGGGAGCCATCCCGTAGGAGAAGCGCGGCACCGTATTCGGGACGACGAGGATGTTGCCCCAGCCGAAACGGCGCTCCAGGGTGCGCTTGAGGAAAGGGGACGCCACGGTCACGCCGTCAAGCCCGGAGCAGTTCTTCTCCATGACCTTTCCGATTTCGCGAGGGTCCAGGCTGAAAATGTTGTAGTCGGGGATGGTCTTTTCCCCGCCGATGTCGCAGAGCAGGTCGTCGTAGTCCGCAAAGACCTTGTAGCCGAACTCGGCGCGGCGTGCCTTGTAATGCTCGAGCAGCTCGCCGTGCAGCGGCAAGGACGGACGGGCCACGACAATTGCGGCGACCCTTTTCAAGACCTCCGGCTCCGTGACCTCGTAGGGGCTGATGACGGGGACGACCTCGCCTCCGACGTTCGTCTCGAGCAGCCCGGCCATGAAACGGAAACGCACCCAGCTGCAGGCGCCACGGTCCGTGACGTGAAAGATGATGATGTTCTTCTTTGCCATTTCCCCGAATTCTCCTATTTTGATTGGTTGAAATTAAATCCCCGCCGCGTGGATTATCGCCATTTCCTTTTCCAGGCGCTCCATCGGGTAGTCGCCGTTGTTCTTCGTCATCGTGGACGGGTCGCCGTCCTTGAAGCATCGGCGGTACGAGTATCCTAGCAGGCGGTCACGGGCCAACCCGTCACGCGTGCGCGGGGCCTGCCGGACGTTGAACTTACGGAAAAGCCAGAACCAGCAGCAATCGTCGACCATCACCTTCTCGCAGAAGTCGTCGGTGAGGTACGGACGGCACTTCTCGAGGAACGCGGAGCGGTACGCCATGTATTCCCCGGCGATGCCCTGCCACACGCCATCCTTACACACGCCGGACTGGTTGTTGATGACGTCGAAATTTCCGCTGTCGAGCGACATCAACCCTTCCATGACGTATTCGCGGTCGTAGATGCAGTCATCGTCGAGAGTGAAAAGGGTGTAGTCCTCTCCGGAATGCCTGCGGATGGACGGGACGGATTTCAGCCACACCTTCAAGTCGCGCTTGTGGAAATAGATGTGGAAATTATTGTAGATGGCCTCGAGCCTTGTAAGGCTTGTCGGCAGGTCCGCACGTCCCTTCGGGAAATCGCCTTCAAAAAGGTTTAGTTCCACCGCGTCGATGTGCGCCGACTGCGCGAGGATGGATTCGATTGTTTCCCGAGCCGTCGCGATGCGTTTCGGCCATGATGTAACTCCTACGTATACCTTCATCCTACCGCCTCCACGATTGCCATCTTCTTGACGTTCCGGCACAACATCGTCACCATTGTTTCGGCTGGCGCGGACTCGATCAACTTGTCACCTTTACGGCCCATGCCAACCAACACGCACGCGCTGGATTCCTTGTAGGTGTTTCCAACGTGAATCCTCACACCGCGCTTCGCGGGGACGTCCTTGTTGTAAACCAGCGGGAGCTCTCTCTTGAATTTCGGCGATACCGAGTTCTCGATGCTGTACACGCCATCGGGGATGACCTTGTCTGCGTTCTCGAGCGTGTACGCGATGAACGTGTCGTTGAGGAAAAGGCGCCCTTGGACGGCCTTTCCGGATACGGATTCCCTAATCAAAACTAACATGCCACAATCTCCAATTTTGCGAATACGGACGCACCGAACTCGTCGTCTCCCCAATGCGACGAGCCGCCACCGAACAGCCCGAGCATGAAGTCTGCCGTGGACGCGTGGAGGCGGTTGATGCCGGACTCACGGAGGATTCCACGGAAAATATCGTCGCACTCCGAGCGCTTGAACATCCCGTAGTTACCCTTCGTTGCATACAGCCAATCATGCACGGCGCCTGCAGTGTTGTACAGCTGGTCATCGTCCTTCCAATTCGGGAGGAACCAGCGCAACTTGGACGGGACTGAAAGCCCGTTGCATGTGAACGACTGCAGGAACGTGACGGCGACGAACAAGTCCTTGCCGTCCTTCTTGAGGTGCATCGTGAGCATGAACTGCTCGGATGCGAGAATCTTCTTGTCGCCCTTCCGCGTATGCCACGACGGGGTTGGCGAAATCTTGGCGGTTATTACCTTGACAGCCATCGGCTACCTCCTTCCTTTCCAGTCGTCAATGTTGAACCATCTGCCGCCCACAATAAAGACGGCAAGGAAAAAACCAAACGCAACGAACAAGCCCATGCTACAGAGGCTCCTTCTCGGGCGTATGCCCCGACCTTCTCAACATCATGTCGACCTTCGTGATTATGGTAGTGAGCGACTTGTTGATTTCCTTCAAGTCGCCCTCTATGCGGTCAAAACGGCTCTGACCGTCATCCAGCCTTTGGGACAGCATCTCGCATTTCTGTTTCAGCAGTGCTATCTCGGTGTCCCTGTCGGCCTTGGTGACCTCTCGGGCCTTCTTGACGGATTCAACCTCGGAATGGCTCTTGAGCCACCCTGCGGCGGCGAGAAGCACGGCAACTATGGCGGCTATCAGTTCGTTATCCATAACTCAATCCTCCTTTTACCCTTCATGCCTTAATCAATCGGGAACCACATCGGATTGTCCGACGCGTCCTTTCCGATGTAGCGGAACATCTTTGAATGGAACTGCGCGATTTCGGCAACGGGAGACGTGAAGGACGTGTCCGCAGCGAGGTAGCATTTCAGTACGCCGTCGCTCACTCCGCTCGAATCCTCGCCCGTGTTCGTGACGAGAACGACCGACCCGACCTCATGCTTGGTGGAATTGAGCGTGAACTTGTCGTTTCCCAAGGTCGCCTGGTAAACTGCGGACAAGTATTCCGTCGGCTTGACTCCGCTGCCCGCCTTCGTCTCGCAGTCGCTCATGGTGGAATAGTCGCCAGCCGTCCTTCCGTTTCGTACTTGGGCGCCGATTGTCGTGTTGAAATTGAGCTTGGACAGCTTTACCATGCCGTCGTGGTCGAAAAGGTAGTCGGGAGCGTTGGAGCCCTCCTTATAGAAGCGGAGGCCGTTCCACACAAGCTCGGTAATGCCGAACCCCGTGTTGACCCACTGAAGTGTCTTTCCGATAAGGTTGACGATAGACGCGAACATGCGCCCGACAATCTTGCCGTCCTGGATGTCGCCCTTCGTACGTGTCACACCGCCTGCGGCTTGGTACTGCGAGAACGCGATGTCGCCTCCGTCACCGAACGTTTCCGTCGCCGTCGCGGCGATTTCGCCAACCGTGAAAGCCTTAGCCCTATCGCTACCCGTTCCGCGTTCCGCGTAAACAAGGTCGCTGGACAACGGAGCGTCTGTCTGTTCCATCCCCTCGCGGATCTCGTTGAGTGTCGTTACGTGCTGTGCCATTTTTTACTCCTTGAAAAAAAATCATGTTGACGGCCTATCGTACGGCCACACCTCGTACCCGAATCCCAAAACGCGAAGGTCGCTGCTAGGGTTCAGCGTGAATCTCAATCTCGGCATGTCCACGTATTCTAGGTTGTATTGCAGTAGGTTGAAGGGCGACGATGATTGTTTCGGGTTGTCGCTTTTCAGCCATTGGTACGTTCCGGTCGTCTTGACCGTGTAGAGGTTTCTGCCTGCCGTAGAAAGAAGCGTGTGGAACGAGTCCAGCGTGCAGTCGTTGTCGTGGATGTTGCCCGTGCCGTCCTTGCTCTTGACATTGCACACAAGCGGGTTGCTCCCGAACGTGACGCCTCCGTTGGTGTTGACCAGGTAATATGCGAAGATGCGGAATCTACCGCCGTCGGTAATTGTACGCCACGGATTGTCGGATGCGAGGTACGCCCTCATGAGGCCCGTAGAATTATGGCTCACCTTGTACCCGTCTACAATGAAGGAGTTGTCATCCATGTGGTTTGGCGCCAACATCCCGTTGCTCCACGTCCCGTTGCTCACGGAGTAATTTCCGGACGAGTCCGTCGATACCGTCGGCATTGCCGTGCCGGGGCAGAAATAGTCAAGCGTTATAAGGTTTTCAACCAACCCGTCATCAATGCTCGGGACTTCCTTTCTCGGAGACCCAATGTTCACGACACAAGGATGAACCTTGAACGCACCGTAGTTCTCGTAGTACTTGGTGTCATATTGACCGCCTTCCCATCGGTATACAGGGCGCTGTAGCGAATGCATCTCGACTCGACGGACGTAGTTCCTCGATTCAAGCCATCCTATCGGGATGATGCGTTGGTTGTTCAAGTAAATCCCCATGAACGCACCTACCCGAAATAGATGGTGTTGCTTGCGCCAGCCCATGACCCGATGACTATGTGCTTCCCGTCAACCATGTCGGCGTTGACCGCGTTCGATACAAGGTCTGTCGCCTGGACGATGTAGTTGTACGTGCCGATGGCATCGGACGTTATGTCTTGCACCCAATCGCCTATCGTGCTCACCTTGAATATCTTACAATACGAATAGTTGAACTCGACAAGCGTCGTCGGAGCCGAATTCTTTACGAGTCCGATGCAGATGTACAATTTCCCGTTGTCACCGCTGCCCGATACGTAATTGGCCAGCACGACGTTGTACCCAGCATCGCGCACTCCGTTGTCTGAAAGTATCCGGCACTCCGATTTCTGCGTGCCTGACCTACGAAAATCGTATGTTACGAGTACCGTGATTCCCTTGCCTTGTAGTCCTCCGTTGTCGGCGTAGTTGAAAAACAGACGGACGATGTATGTCATCGCACCGACATAGTTGCTGCTACTGTACATGCCGTAGCCGAGAGAGATTCGCTTGTGTGTCGTACCGACGTCTGCGGGGCTTCTATCTATCGCAAATCCATCGCGGACGTAGTTCAGCATCGACGATGCCTTTCTGCGGTACGGCTGGTTCACATGCCCGGACTCGGCAAATCCGTTGTTTCCGGCATACGACGTGAATATTTCCGTATTGTCGGTAAAGTTGGATGTACCTTCGGAAAGCTGCGCGGTGAGATTCTGCAACGCACCACTTGAGGCGTTGCCCGCCGAAGGCGTCATGAACGTCTCGAACGTACCCTTCTGCGTGAGAGCCTTAGTCGTTGTTGAACCATCAAACGTGACGGATGTCTTGGCTACCAGCTTGTTCGTTTCGGAGGAATCCACGATGACGAGCGAGTCGCCGTTGGCTATGGTCACGCCGCTTGCGGTGATGCCGCCAGCGTTCGTGATGTTCCCATGTGTGTGTGCAAAATTGGTAATGTCGCTCCTTGTATGGGTATGGCCCGAAAGCGATGCCTCAGTCTGTGTTACAGCGGAAGGCGAGCTCCCCCTTGTCCAGCTAATCGTATTCACCTTTAGAAGGCTACCATCATTCGCTATTTGCTTGAAACGCAGTCCAGGGCCACTATAACTTCCAACGCAGTAGTAGGTCTTACCGTCGTTGCGGATAATCACCCATTGACCAGCATTGAACGCGGCCAGCGCGGCGTCAAAATCATCACCGGATGTACTTCCGGCACCGCAGTCATAGACAAGCCTCGTACCGAGTTTTTTGATTATCCAAGGAATCAACTTGACGAGTTTACGCTTGTACCACTTGTTTGTTACGGAGCCTCCGTTGTCGGTGGTAGCAATGAGAACATTATCCCCATCATCCGTTGTTACGATGTCGCTATTCCCTTCTGTCAAGTTGTTGAGAAGGGTGGCCGTAGCCCCGTCACCGCCACTTCCGCTAGGTGCAGTGGCATTGCTTGCGGACGTATTCATCTTGCCTGCAAGCGCGGTCTTGATTGTGCCAGTCGACGTGTCGTAGTTCTGCGCGGTCGTTGCAGTCGCCGCGTTGCCCGTGTAGCCCGATTCCGAGAGCCCCAACACCGAGGAAATTTGGCCCTTTACCCAAGTCCAAATAGTAGACAGCTTGCGGAATCCGCGAGTGACGCCATTGCTTTCGGAAGGCGATGCCAGCTCAAAGACAACGCGGTCATCGCCGGACGTAGTGTCGGAGATTTCGGATTTCCCAGTAGTAAGGTTGTACTCTGCGGCCTTCGCTGTGGTCTTGCCCGTTCCTCCGTTGCCCACTCCGAGCGTTCCTGTGGTCTTGATGTTGGTCACATCTGCGGAGCCATCGAAGGACGTGTCGGTGCTTGTATTGGAGAGCGAAACGGCCAGCTTGCGCGATGTGTAGAACTTGTTTGCATACTCGATACGCCCAGTTCCATCATTATGAATTGTAATCGGAACACCTAATAATGGAATTTTTCCAGCATTCGACGTCCAATGAATTTGCGGTAAAAAACCAATATTTAATACACTAATCCTTGGCGAGGAGCCCGATTCTATCCAATAAGTAAAACGTAGAGCTACAATCCTTCCAGTTTCCAGCTGTCCGGAATAGCCCCCTATGGTATTGTCAAAAGGTATTGAGTTCCACCCCGAATCACCCATCACCGTAAACGTACCAACATCGCCCCACACTTTGTCACCGACAAAATGCGGCCATGTTTGGAATTCAACTTTCATTCGTGCGTCACCACTACGTGAAATTTTTACTAGCACCCTTTTTACGATTCCGTAAAACCACGTATTTTCGGGAGTTTCTACATTTGGGCTAGAAATTGCATAAATTGTCAGTCTAGCCTTTACTTTTGTTACGTCTGTAACTCCGCTATATTCCGAATTTGGTAGACCAAAGTTTGAACCAGCTCCATCGCCTGCAAGGTTGCATAAGGCCTTGATGACGTCATTCGTTCGGCTCTGCAAAGTCCATGTAGTTCCTCCATCAGTAGTTTTTTCAAATGTGATGGCGGTTGTTACCGGATTATGGATAAGGTTTCTAGCCATGTTTCCGAATTCAGCTGGGCTCAATTCGGCACGGAAAGAACCTCCCCATGTAACGTCGGCCTCTTTGACCGCATTGAATGTACCATTACGACAAAGGTATGTAGTAGGAACACCAGTGTCAAAAGTTATACTTGCGCGCTTTACCTTGTTGCTGTCGCTGGAATCGGCAATAAGGGGCTTATCACCAGTAGCGATTGTGACCTCGGAAGGGACATTCGGGCCCTTCGCATCAAGGCTTGTCTTGACCAGTTTCTCGCTCGGGTACTTGGTGTCGGAGGGAGTGCTACCCCATGCCGTCACCCTGTCGGCGGTCGGCTGTTTCGTGGAATCGCGGAGGTTGAACACCTCCCCGTCATCGTCCACAATCTTATTCAGTTCATGCTCTGCCATTACGATGCCGTCCCGAACTTCTTGGTGAACACAAGCGCGTTGTCGCTTGCGCGGTAGTTGATGTCGAACTTGCGCTCATGGTGGTCGGTGCAGACAAATTGATACTGCGTACCATCATAGACGAATGTCGCGATGTCCCCTGCAAGCACCTTCTTGGCGGTGGTAGCCGTAACTGCGGCCCCGTCAATAAAAATGCTCTTTGCTCCCTTGCTGTTGATATTCAAGGTCGCATTAGCGCAAAGGCCATAGGTAAACTTGATGGAAACGTAGCCGTTCTTGACAAGTGCATAGTTTGAAAGCGTGGCCGTTTTCGCGGCTGTTGCCTCTGCCGTGGCACATGTTCCATAACCATTGCCGAGGCTTTCGTTGGAATACGTGCTGTTGGGCGACCACAAGCCCTTAGACACTACTCCGGTTACGTGGCCCTTGGCGTCCATCTTTACGCCAGTCACAACTTGAACCAGCGAACCAGTAGACGAAGTCGGGAGCTGTGCCGCAGATCCGCCACTTGCATCCTTCTCTGCCGTGGAATCTTCTGTCGGAGCGTAGTGATTACCAACAGCTGTCACACTTTGGTCGGTTGACGAAATTGTAATCTTGTCATTGGTCGCATCGGGCGTGATGGTAGTGGCACCGCCAGCGACGAGCTCAAGCGTGTCGGTCTTGGAATCGGCCTGGACGGTCGTACTTCCTACTTTCACGTTCGAGAAGGCGTTTTGGTTGACTTCCGCACCGGAAGCGATGCCGTTCAGTTTCTGCTTGTCTGCGGCGGTCATGAGGCCGTTCGTCGCCCCAGTCGTTCCGGTCGCGATGGCATCGGGGATTGTGACAATCTTATTGCTGTCGGGGGTGAGCGCGGAGGATGCTCCATTCAGCTTGACGCCTTGAATTGCGGAGTCGGCCTTCGTACCCTGCGCGGCGGTTGCGAAATCATCAGCCTTGGAACCGGAATCCGTCAAGTTGCCGTTGGCGTCAAGGCCAGCGAAATTCCCTGCCGTTGCACTGGACACCTTGTCGGCCTTGCCGTCCAAGGACGTCTTCACCAGCTTCTCGCTCGGGTAATGTGTGTCCGTGGTGGTCGCGCTCCATGCCGTGACCTTGTTGTTCTTGTTCTCGGTGTTGTCCGTCGTGATGTTTACGGCGCTCACCTTGCCGTCGGCAAGAGTGACCTTGACCTGGACATTGGTTCCGTCCGAGGACGTCTTGTTGGAATCGAGCGCATTGATGGCATCGCGTACGGCCTTCTCGGATGCGGCCTTGTTGTTCTCGGACGAGACCGTGGCCCCGATGCTTCCCGCAAGCTGGACAACGCCCGTCTGCGATGTTGTCGCGCTGCGGATTGTCTTCTTGGTAGCGGAGATTTCGCCGTTCGCGTTCTGCGAAATGGTATCAATCGCGGTTATGGTCGTGCCGCTTGCAGTCGGGTCGGACACCGCCGATTGCTTGATTTTGTAGTTGCCTTCGGAGGACTGCCAAATCTTCGTGCTCTGGTCATCGCTCACAAAGAAAATTACTTCTTGCCCGTCAACGACGGGGAGGTTGCCGAGCGTCAACGTACCCGTGCCGGAGCCTGCAGGGTCGCTCGACGTAATCACGCGGTCGCCGTTGTGGAGGTTTGCCGCCGTCCAGCTGTTGATAGTCGTGACGCTCTGTACGCCCTTGTAGTGGCCCTCGGAGGACACAACGCTTTCGACATAGGCCTTGACTTGTGTCTTTGTCGCAAGGTTGCTGTTCGTGCCGTCCGCGATGGAGCCTGCCGTCTCGTCGTACACGCTGGCGTTGAACTTCGCCTTCGTGATTTCTCCGTCCTTGATTTTGGCGTTGGTCACAGCGTCCGTGGCGAGCTTGCTCTCGGTAACTTTGCCGTTGCCGATGGTCGTGGAGATGGACGGGTCGGACGAGAAATCGGTTGTCGCAGAACCCGTGACGTCGCCCGTCAAGGAAATCTGCACCTGGCTCTCAAGGCCCTTTGCCTTGATAAGGTACTCGTCGCCGTTATCGTCAACAATCTTTGAAAGGTTGTGCTGTGCCATGATGGTTTATCCCTCCGTGTCGCGCTAGGTAGATGGGCCGCGACGGAAAAATTTCAGTGTGTTCGTTCCCGCTGGCGTCATCTGTATGCCAACCTCGGATTCGTTGATTTTTGTGGTGCCGCCGACATCCGAATCGCGCACCATGTAGGCGTTCTCGTATTCCGCGTCGGGCAAGTCCTTTATGCGCACCGCGTCGACGGGTACGCCCTGCCATTCCGTCTCGATGGTCGGGATGTTCGGGACTTCCGAGCCCTGCAACTTGACACGGACAGGCACGCTCTGCGGAGTGACGATGATGTTGCCGAGGTTGTCGGCAAGAAGAACCTCGCGCTCCACGTTGTTGTCGTTGGCAACCACAAGCAGAATCTTGCGGTCTTCCTCGTTCTCGGCATACGTGCCGAGAAGGATGCCGTCGCCCGTGTCAATGGCGGCTCCGGGCAATCCGAGAACTCCCGCAGGCGCCAGCTTTTTCACTTGGGCGCGTGTGAGCTGGTTTCCCCCGTCCGTCCACGTCCATGCGCCGTCCACCCAGCGGTAGCACGGCCCGTCGTAGACGAAGAACGTGGCCGGGGCCTCGTCCATGTACTGCGGCTCGGAATCGCCCGAAAGCAGCGCCGCAGGGTAGATAACCCCGTCCGGCGTTCCCGCGCCCTGCATTCCCGTAGCGGCCACGAACCGGGTAAAGAAGCTGCTGTCCGTCTCGTCCGGGTTCCTTTTCAGGTTGACGAGCCCCGCAAGCCAGTCGAGCTTGTAGCCCGTCGGCTGCTCCGTACGGAAATCGAGCACCTTGGAAAGCTCGTCCACGGCGTCCTCGCCCTTCTGCAGCTGGTCTACGACCGCCTTGAGGATGGCCTGCCATTTTTCGGAATCCTTGTATTGCTCAAGGATGGACGGCTCGACGGTCGTCCCGAAATGGTCGGCTATATGTTGAAGCTCGGTGGACATGCTACGCGTTGACCTCTACGCCGATGGCGGAAATCGTCGCGATTTCCTGGGAGCTGATTTCAATCTTGTCGGAGGACCATACGCCGCCAACCTTGCGGAGCGTGATTTCGGCGCTCTCGATGCCGGGTACCGTGAGAATCGGGGTGTAGAGCCTTTCGGGAATCACGTCCTTGCCGGGAATGTACTCGGCCTTTGCCCAGCCGCCCGTACCCGTGGCCCAACCCGCGATGGCGTCCTTGACGGCCTGGATTCCTCCCGGTTCGGGGAAGGATTCTTCGCGGTAAAGGTTGAGCGCGACGGAGATTTCGATTTCCACCTGGGTCGGCATGGAAAATTTCACTTCATGGGAAAGCCCCGCACGGTCCTTCGCGTTGCCGGACATGTTGCCGTCGGGCTTGATGCCTGCGGGCTTGCAGTTCCAGATAAGCTGCGCGACGTAGTCGTCGGCATCGGGTATTTCACCAGCCTCGACCTTCGCCTCGATGGCGTCGTAGACAGCATTCGGAATGACGACCCAAAACGAATGTCCAGGAATTCCGTCATCGTTTTGGTAAGGTTCGTCGTTGACCTTCAGCGCGATGCTGGTGCCGAGGAAATCCTGGAGGTATGTCAGCATGCCGTCGTAGGTGGCGTAGCCCGTGGTGGTCGCTGCGTCCATTCGGGAGCGCAGCTCGGCGTCGGTCTCGCCTTCGTTGCGCTCGAGTCCGAGCAGCATTGCGAGGTAGTCGAGGAAAACGCCGCTGGCCTGGTCGCGGTTCATCATCGTGGTGACGACCTGGATGGCCTCCATAACGGAATTGACAGTCTTGGCTTCAAGGTCGATGTGGTGGCCGTCGGGGCTCGTCGGGGAATCGTCGAGCTCGGAACCGAACGTGGTCTCCCACGCGGTTTTCAGTTCCCTGCGGACGTCCTGGAAACCCTTAAAGCGGATGCCGTTAGCTGTAAATTCGAAAAATTGGGACATTAGAATTCTCCCTTTACGGACTCGCCGTTCGTGAGCGTCACCCTGTAACGCCCGGAGAGGTTGCGCCCGTCGATTTCAACCATCATGTCGTCCACGGACGCCACGCCGTCGATTTCGCGAATCTTGTCCTTGACCTCCTCGCCGATTTCGTCGGCAAAAAGGACCGAGTTTCCGAGGACCTTGTCGAACCAGGGAACCCCGGCGTCGTAGTCCGTGAAGCATTCGCCCTGGAACGTGCGGAGCACCGTACCGATGAGCCGCATGGTGCGTTCGCGCAGGGACGAGGCACGCGCAACGTGTCCGTTCCCGTCGAGAAAGATGTCGTTGTTCGAATCGAGCAGCCGTCCGTTCATATACGGCTTTAATTTAGGCTGCGGCGCCTTCCCGAAGTGGAAATAGTGAAATTCTTATAAATAAGGCCGTCCTACCTGGCCTTGATTTCGAAGTCAACCGAGTTGACAAGCGTACCCGTGTTGATTAGGGGGTTCCCGCTTTCTTTCGGCTCCGCGTAGAACGGCTTGCCGTTCTTCGGATTCGCCATCCACCCGCCGCTTATCGTGAACGGGGCATTCGGGGCGTACTCGTTGGAATCCTTGATGGACCTCTGCAGCTGGCCCTTCGCAACCACGCCGATTTTATCCATGTCCACGTTGCCGTCGCCGCCCTTCTTGATTACCTCGTCGGCCACCACGCGCTGGATAATCCTTGAATGCTTGTTCTTGAGCACCTCCACGAAGTTTCTCGCGGGAATGCGCCCGTATTCCCTGCCCGCCTTGGTGTGGCCGCCCTCGCGCCCGTAGCAGAGCGTCTTGGCTATTGTGGCGAGGCTCGCCGCCTGCTGCCCAGGCCCGATGAAGTCCGCGTCGAAATTGGAGACGAACTCGCCCCTGGGACGCTTCCTGCCGTTGGCGCCCACGTTCTTTGCCGTGTTTGCGGCCAGGGAGGCCGTTTTCGACCTGGCTCGGGGTTGTTCCCTGGCATCGTTCGCCCAGCCCACGACGACCTCTTTCTGCGCAAGCTGGCGGGCTCTGCGTTCCATCCCCTCTAATTTCTTGACGAGTTTCATTATTGCGGACATATCGGGGTAAAAAATAGGCCCTCCGGGGCTCGGAGGGTCGAAAAAGGCAAATTCTTGTAAAAATCAGTAATTGTCGCCGAGGATTTCGGCAAAACGCTTGTCGTGGAAGTCCTCGCCGCCCAGGTCGACGCTGTCGCCGTTCTTGTTGTGGCGGTTGTAGGATTTTGCCTTGAGGCAGAAAACGTCCCAATCCCAGCAGTCCGCCAGACGAGGCTTGAACTTCACCGGGTTCTTCCTGATGAATTCCACATATTCGCGGATGTCCGCCTCGTCGTAGACTAATTCTTCTCCGGGCATTTTTACGACTCCATTTCACATTCCAATATAAGAACTTCTCCGAGCTTTCTTTCTTTCATTATTCTTATATTCGTTTTAGAAGGGGCGTTGAATTCGCATTCCTCGGCATACCCGACCATTTTTCCGTTCCTTATCTGGTACGGCGGGGCTATCCGGTCGCCTTTTTTCGCATTCATCTTGATAAGGAACGGTACGACGTCCTTTTCCCTCGGGTTTGTGTCGTAGTAGCTTGCGGAATGCTGCATGCTTTTAGAAAAAGAAACGATGCCGGGGCAAAAAATGCGCTTTTCCTTACGGGCCTTCTTCAGCACCAGTTCAGGCAACGACATCGACCGCCAAAGGGTCATGTTCCGTTTCAGCGGGTTCGCCTCGATGTACTCGTTCATCCTTTTTTCGCGTTCGTCGAAACGGGGGGCGCCTCCTTCTTTTTCCTCAAATTCTTGTCGAGAAGATAGTTGTTGAGGTTCTCGCTGCCGTCCTTGCGGCACCACAGCTTGTAGAACGTGTTCAACTCCTTGTCAAGGGGTCGATTTTCCAGGTAGGTGTAGTCGCGGGTCATTTCCAGCTCGTAGTCCGCCTGCTCCCTTTTACGGAGAAGGTTGGCTTCGCGGTTTCCTGGCTTTCTCGACTTGCCCATCATCAGGCGGCTTTC